GCCCCCGAGTTCTTCATGAGCACCTGGCCTACCGTGCCGCCGGTGGGAAGGCCCGCGGCGATCGGGGCGTAGTTAGACGCGACGAAGGACTGGGTAGCGTAGCCCGTCAGCGCAGCGGGAAGCAGGAAGCCAGAAGGGTTTCCAGTAAGAGGATAAAACCCAGCGGTGACCCAGGACTCCGTCGCGTAGCCGGCGAGGGAAAGGGTCGTCCAGCCTGTCGCGTAATCGACCCCTGTGGTCGTCTTGGTCAGGAACTGGCCAGCCGTTCCGCCAGCAGGAACGCCGACGCCAGGGACTCCCGGCACGCCTTGCTGGCCTTGGGGGCCTTGCGGGCCTTGACTGCCAGGACTTCCCGCGGGGCCTTGCGGCCCGGGCACGCCGACGCTGCCCGAAAGGGTTCCCGCGATCGTGCCGCTCAGAGCGCCGTTGACCGTGCCGAAGGTGTTCTCCGTAGAGGTGATGGTTCCGTAGGGCATGAGATTAGACGGTCACGGATTCGATGACCTGCACGCGGAAAATCTCCGTGCGCGAGACAGGTCCAGGCGATCCGGGGAAGACGAACTTGATGTCCCATCGGCCGAGGCCGAGCGACCAGTTGGCGGTATCGCCAGGATAGGAGACGGTGAAGGACAGGCCGTCCAGCGCCTTGGTCACGGTGAAGTCGTAGACGTTCCCGCAATGGTCCTCGAAAGAGGAGGTCAGGGTCGTGGCCGTCAGGTTCGCGGGGCCGGTCGTGCCGGGGGTCCAGACGAACGTCGCGGCGAACGTGTTGCCTTGGGAAATCGTGACGGTGTCAGCCATAAATCTGCGGGGGCGGGCATCCCGTCAAAGACCTTTGACCGTTCAGGGCTTCACGCTCCGTTAAAGACTAGATGGTTCCACCAGTTGGACGGATTCTGGGTATAGCCAGGGAATGCCCACATGGACTCAAACCAGGAGTAGTTGTTCGTGCTGTTAAATCCAGAAGCTTCAGCCACCTCGAAAGCGGTCGGGGAGGGGGCCGTGCCTGACATCAGCTCGACCAATTCAGAGAAATTGATGCGCAGGGAAATGGGGCCGTATTCGTATTGACTGACGTCCCAGGAATTGGTGTCCGGGTTCCAATCTAGTTGCGCGATCTTTTTGTAGACATAGCCGATCTGCATCGGGACGGCAGAACCAGAGTCGCCGTAGGATGCCCCGACATACATCGTGCGGATTGAGTAACTGCTTTTAGGCTGGGCTTCGATTCGCGGGGTCATGTCTTCGTCTCCGACAGGGAAGACGGAAATGAAAGGCATACCGGCATTGATGACCCTCGCCGTCGGCGATGGTGCGTCGATATTCCAGTCCACCATGGAGATCGTGACTAGCCATTGGTTGGACCCTCCCTCGAAATCGGCGTTGTAGATTTCGACCTTGCCGTCATTTGCCATCCAGTTGAAGCGCGGTCCGTCGGTAGCCGTGCCGGCCGTGCGCATTCCGTTTTGATAAACCGCCCAGTCGGTGATGCGGGCCTGGCGTTCGATATGGTAAAACGGAGAAGGGCTGCCGTCAGTCGTGCCACCAGGGACGAGCGGGAAGTTGGACTTGGTATAATCCACGACGCCCTTGTGAGTCTTCAGGAAGTAGTCGTTGCCCTCCTTCACGACGACGCACTCGAACTGCTGGTAGGTCCTTTCGGTCGTCTCCTTGAAAGGGCTTTCCGTATTCAACGAGAAGCCGTATCCGCTAGAGCTGAATCCGTAGCCTGAGCCGGGTTGGATGTTCATCATCAGGAAGCGGGGTAGACTTCGGCCGGGTAGCCGTCGCGGTTGAATCTGATTTCGTAGTTCACCTTGAAGAGCAAGGGAACGCCGTCGGGCTTGAGGCAGAAGTCCTCAAACGATACCTGCGACAGAAGGATGGTCGCACGCTCTGTGCCTTTGACGCTCGCCGTCCATGTGGTCCCCATGTGATCGGGCAGCAGCTTGATGCCGGCGAAGTTATTCGTCGTGCTGGTCTTGCCTACTGCGTTCCTCAAGGCCGTCACGTCTGCCGCGGTGGTCGTGTAGATGTGGCCGGAGAAGGATGTAGTCGGGGCGAGGTATTGGTTCTTTCCGTAAAAGTATTGCTTGGAGGCCGTGCTGGAATCCTTGAACCCCGTAAAGCCTCCGGCGTTGGTTGCTGTTCCTTTGAAGTGAGCGCCGAAGTCTCCGCCGACCCATTCACCTTCCACGATGGTCGAGCGGACGAATGTCGTGCCGTTGCCGGCGATGCCGCCCGCGCCGAAGAAGTTCGGGTGGGTAGTGATGTTCTCCGAGGTCAGGCCATGGGAGGCCGTCACGTTCGGGCGGGTGCGTGCTCCGAACGGCGTGCCGATGCCCATATACTCGACGTCAACCTGATCCATGCGGAGGTCGTTTCTGGTCAAGACATACCTGTGGACCTTCAGCTCAGGCACGACCGGGTGGTCCTGACCTGGCACGATGGCAGTCCCTCCCACCGTGTTGTCTAGGATGAAGGATGATTTTGAGGTAAGAAGTCCGTATCCGTTATGCTCATAAGTCGCACCCGGTTGGATGAACTTTGAAGTGAGCGGATTGCCTAGTGTGACGAGAGCCATGATGGGTTATTGTTGGCGGGTGGCAGGTGTGATAGGGGTTCCGCCCTTTTCCGTGATGTCCCGGAAGTTGTTCTGCGCGCCGAAGTTGTGGGCGATCATCTCAAGGTAGGTCATCGACTGTTTGGCGATTTCGGTCTGTTCGTAGATGGCGCTGACGACGGCATTCTGGCCTACGCCGATCACGTTGCCAGAGACGGATGAGGCTGAGTTTCCGCCGGTCTGTCCCTTGGTGTCTGCCGCCTTTTCCTTCTCGTCCTTGCCTCCTGCCTTTGCCGCGGCCAGGACGGCGGCGGTGTTGCTACCGGCTGCGCCGGCGGCAGGTGCGGCCAAGCCTGTCGGACGGGTCGAGCCATCTGCGCCCATGACGACCAATGCCCCGCCCATGCCGGTGGACTTGATGGCTCCCGTGGTTAAGTTGGCGGCAGCTCCACGCGGGCCGACTTTGTCGAGAAAATCAAACATCCCGGTCGCTACGTCTTCTGCCACCTTCTCGGCCCATTTGCTATAGGTCTGATATACGCTGATGAAATTGGCTGCCAACTTAACCAGGGAGGCGTTGAGCCTGTCCATCTGATCGTTATACTCGCCGATGGCCTTTAGCGTTTTCTCGTCAACGATTGGTGCTTCGCCAATGCTTTTGTTTAGTTTTTGGAAGTCGGCAAGCATCGGCAGGATGTCGTTGCCAATCTTGTCTCCGAAGAGTGCCGTCGAGATGATCAACCTTTCTGAGTCGTCTGCCGTTCCTTCCATTGATTTTGCCAACGCAAGGAAGACGGCCGTAGCGTCGCCCGACTTGAGCTGCTCCATAGTGATTCCAAGGGCCTTGAATAATGCGAGCTTCTTCCCCGTGCCGGCGGCTGCCTCTGCCATGTCTACGCGCAGCTGGCGGGTCGCCTTGGCAAGGACGGACATCTCGACGCCCGTCATCTTGGCCGCCCAGGCTAGTTGCTGGAACTTCTCGGCCGACAAGCCGGAGCGGTCAACCTGGTCGGCCATCTTGTCGAGATCGCTGAAAGTGCTCACTAAGAAGTTGAGCGCCTTGTCAAACAAGACGGCCCCAGCGAACATCCCTGTAAGCTTCTTGACGATGTCGTCGCCGGCCTTCTTGAAGGACTGGCCAAGGGTCTCGACGGACTTCTTCGCCCGACCCGTCACCTGCTCGACGTCGGACTTACCCTTCAATTCATATTCAAGTTTTTGCGACATCGGGCTCGGGGGTCTTTACCTCTGCGGAAGCGGCAACCTTTTCGAGGCGTTCCTGCTCCTCCATGAAGGCCTCCTCGTCGGTCGTCAGTATCTTCTGCTCGGAGCCGTTCATCGCGGCATAGGCGCAGTTGAACCATATGGCCTGGCACTCGGGCATCTCCCATGCCCGCTTTTCTTCGTGGCCGTTCTTGATTAGTGAGGCGATCACCATCAGCGGCCAAGGGATGCCGGCATCGGCGGCCGAGCTGCCGTTCTTCTTGTTGGCCTCCCAGAACTTAGGCCAAGCCCCGACGTGCGCGTACTCATGGAACCGTTCGCATTCCGTCGCGAACTTGCCCGGGCGTTCGGTCAAAGACCTAACCAGTTTAATCTCGGCCTTAGTCAGTTCGCCGATCGGTTCCTCGGCGCATATCTTGACGGCCGTAAGTAGGTCAAGAGGAGTAGGCAGCCGACCAGACTCGTCGGCAAAAGGCGAGTCGATGGCCAGCAGGCGCACGCGGTACTTCAGGCACCAGGCATAAACAGGACGATCAAGGAAAATCACCTTGGCCGGGTCCGTGAAAGCGCGCAGAAATCTTCCGTCCACGCCTTGAGTCTACCCCATTTGGGGCGGTGTCAATTACGCGAAGGAGATGCCTTCGTAATCGACCGCTTCGACGGAGACGGAGCAGAACCCCTTATTGACCGATTTCTCGTCTACCTTGACCACGACGCCCACGAAGTTGGCAGAAGCCGTGCCAGCGGGATAAGCCGAAGAGGTGTTGGTCGTGAAGGTCAGCGTCGAACCAAGGGTCGGAATAGTTCCGGTCTTGCAGATGCCGTCCACCGAGAGGGTCGTCTTGCGATCGTCCAGGCGGTGGGTGACCGTCAGGCCGGCCTCGTTCTGGACGGTGTCCTCGTTGTTGAAACCAGAGGTTACGGTGTAGGACTGGACGAAGAGATTCGCCACGGTTCCAGAGCCGATGCCGTAAATGCAGGAAGTGCCGTTGAGGATAGCAGCCATAGTCTTTGAAACTGCGGGAACGGGCAACCCTTACGGGGTCGGGTTCACGACCACGGGGACGGTGTAGCTGAGGACCGTAGCCCAGGAGCGCTCGTCGCGGCCTTCGTCTTCGGAGTCAGGGATGACGTCGTAGCAGAGCGCAGAACCGTCGGCGACGAAGACGGCCTTGACCGCGCTGACGTTGGACATCGCCCCGGCGATTGCGGCGCAGCGGGCACGGTGGTCGGCCAGGGTGGTGTCGTCGGCGTTCGATAACAGGGTCACGCGGACGGAGCACATATAGTTTCCAGCGCCCTCGGGAAGTTCGGGGGGCGTGCGGGCGGCATCGCAAAGGACGACGCACTTCGGCAGGACGTTGATCTCTGCGGAGTCGCCCGTGTAGACAGCCACGCCGGCAAGGCCGGACTCGGCGGTCAGGAAGGTGTCGAGGACGGCCTCGACGATGTGGCGGGGGGAGATGGTTCCGGGCATGGTTATTTTTTATTGCGGTTAAACTTTTCTGCCCGGGCCTTGAGCATCGCTTCCAGCTGGGCCGGCATCTGCTTGACGCGGTTGCCGTAGACGAGGTTCTTCACATCCGCGTCGGTTGCAACGAAATCGGCGTCGCCGTTGCGGTTTCCGAATACGATGTTTAGGACCATGTTCTCGGCTTCTTGGTAAGTCATTACGACATAGCCGCTGCTCTGTTGGTGGCGCTTGATCCAGATTGGAATCTGGGAGCGGCCTGCGTTGTTGCGGCTTCCCGCAAGCTTCTTAGGCTTGGGGAGTTTGTTAAGGCTATCGACCCAGCCGGCCTTGACCTTACCGACAGAACGCTGGCGCATCTTGATGTATTCCTTGAGGACTTGGTCCTTGGCCTCGACGCGCTGCCAGAACTCGATGCCCGGCCCGCCGTTCTTGCGGATGCGTCCGCCGAACTTGCGGAGGGCGGCCATGTGGACCTGCTTCACGCCCTCGACGGTATCGATCACGGAGCGGTTAAGGGCGTTACCTGCTTCCTCCTGGCCGATGCGCTTGAAGTAGTTCTTAAGCTTGTTGAATGACTTCTCAGTCCCGAAGCCCTTGTTGAACATCCGGGCGTAGAGGGCATTGCCGGCAAATAGGTCGGTGTTATCCCCTGCAAGTTTCCAGAACTTGGAGGGGTTGTTCATGAAGGCAGCCGAACCGAGCTTGCGGAAGAGGCGACCTCGGCGACCGTTGACCGAGCCGGAGCGCTGACCGACCACGACCGAATGCACGTCGCCCTTGATGGCCGCATTTCCAACCATGCGTGCGTCGTCGCTCATGCCCTGGCCGCCGGTCTTCACGATTGGCGGGGTAAGCACCATGCTGTCTCGGCACATTAGCGCGGCCTGCTCCAGGTAGACGTCGGTCATGCCGTCGTTGGTCCCTTCCTTAAATTGCTTCAAGGCGGCGATAAACTCGTCCCGGCTACGCGGGACAATCTTGGCCTCCAGGCTCATTGGTTGTCATCGACCACGACCAGCGTGATCCAAGCCGAAAGGGTCTTGTAAGTCTGGCTAGTGATGCGGACGACCTTACCGCCGACCGTCAGTTTCTTGCCGATGCCCAGGGCGGGGATGGGAACGCCTCCCGAGAGGACGGCCGCCGATGCCCCATTAGACCCGTCTGGCTTCGTCCAGGAGGCCGTTACGGCGGGCAGGCGGACGGTATACTGGGTCCGCTCACAATAGCCCCCTGCCTCAAGGACGGTCGTGTAGGCCGGTTCCGAGATGAGGGCCGAGAAGGTCACGGTCGAGCCGGCAGTCGCGCAGGGGATACCGTAGTCGGTCGTGATCTCCTTCGCATCGTCCAAAAACTCTTGACCGTATAGGCTCATACTTCTGCGGAGGTGGGCAAAAAAAAGACCCCCATTTCTGGGGGCCTTCATCGGGGGGCTTTAAGCCCCGGCGATTACGGGTTGTAGACCGAGGCGATCGTGCCCGAGGTCACGGCCTTCGACGCACCGAACATCAGTTCAGCCGAGGCGACGAGGGAGCGGGTGCTCTTATCGGCCCAGACGTTGTAGTAGATGTTCAGGCCGAGGGACTCGACCGGGACGACTTCCGAGACGAGCATACCGTCGCGGACGTGGTCGAGGGAAGGAGCGGCAGCGGCCATCGCCAGCGCCTCAGGAGCGCACGAAAAACCGGCCAGTTTAGATTCAGAGGGGAACTGGGAGGCGTAGTAGATACCGCCGTCGAAGCCGTAAGCGCCTTCGGAGAGGGGCAGGCTCGTGGTGCTCGTCGGGATGAGCTGGCTGTAGATGCCAGGGTTCACGATGAGCGCCTTGCGGCCAGCCTTGGAGACGCCGGCCCAGAGGGCGCGGAGCTGAGCGGAGCCCGGGGTGACGGCCGAGTCAGCGGCGGTCACGGTGGCGGCGCCGAAGTTGGCGACGGTGATCGGGGCGGTGGCGGCGGCCCAGATGGAGTCGGCCAGCTTGTCGAGGTTAATCTTCACGAGACGCTCCAGGCGGATGGCGTTCTGAATGTCAGAATACGCGAGGCCGAAGGGCTGATACAGGTGATTAAGGGTGACGGCGGTGGCCGCGAGACCGCTGTCGCCGATGGAATTAAAGGCGGTCGGGTTGGTCAGCGTGGCGGAGCCGGCGTTGGCGATGGCGACCTGGACGACGTCCTTCGGGCGCTTCACGTCCGAGGAGAAGTCGGTGGCGAAGTGCGAGAGGGCGGCGAGGCGGTTCGCGAGGATGGTCTGGGTCTGAGCGGCGAGCGTGTCGACGATCAGCTGGGCAGCAATGGTGTTGGGCATATTAGTTTATCGGGTGAGAGTTAGGGGGGAAATTAGGCGGACTTGAAGATGGCGGCGCGGTTCTTCTTGAGGAACGCGAGACGCTCGGGGCCGGCAGGCATCGCGGCATACTGCTCGGCGATTTCCTTGTCGGTGGCGCGGACCGGGCTGTCGCCCTGAGGAAGGTCCACGGCGGCGACGCCGACCTTGGCCACGATGGCCGCGGCTTCGGCGGAGGCGCTGATCTGGACGGCCGAGAGTTCGGCGACCTTGGCGGTCAGTTCTTCGACCTGCTTGGCGGAAGCGGCGAGGAGGCCTTCGAGCTCGACGAGCTTGGCGTCCTTGGCGGCGGCTTCGACCTTGAGGGCTTCGGCTTCCGAGGAAGCGCCGACGGTCAGCTTCTCCACGGTGGCGCGGAGATCGTCACGTTCAGCGGAGGCGGAAGCGACGAGGGCTTCGGCGGCGGCGAGTTTTTCTTCGATGGTCATGGTCTTAAAAGTTGCGGAGACGGGCAACTTGGCGGACGCCGAGTCGTCGTCTTCGTCCTCGCGATCGAGGCGGGCGGCTTCCTCTTCGGCCCACTTGGCCGTGCGCATGATGTCGCCCGAGGTCGGTCCACCCCAGAGCGCCCAGGCTACGGCTCCCGCACCGGGGAAGTCTTCGTGGTCGGGGTTGTTCCTGGGGGCGTCCATGTCGGCGCGGTGGCGCTGAAACCAAGGACCCATGCGGCGAACCTTGTCCTCGCTGATGGAACCCTCAACCATGTCGCGGGCTTCGCGGATGGTCTGGTCGGTCACGCCGTCCCCTGACTTGCCTTCGGCGTGCCACTCAAGGCCGCGCCGTGCGGCTTCGGAAACGTAGTCCGGGACGGGGACAGTCTGAGGCATCAGAAAGAGGCGAGGGCTTCGCGGAAGTTCTGGACGAGGCCCGTGGCCATGCCCTTCGCGGCGGCTTCACGGCCGGAGAAGACCTGACCTTCCATGTCGGCGTCCTGGACGTAGCGGCGCTTGTTGCGGACCGCGGCACGGAACTCGTCACGGGTGGATTCGACGGAGGCCTGAAGATAAGCACGCTGGTCGTCGGTCAGGGCGATGCCTTCGGCGCCGGCGGCCTTGTGGATGCCAGCGGCGATGACCTCAAACTTGATGCCCTGGGCGGCGTAATACTCTTCGAGATTCGCGGCGACGAGATACACGCCCACGCTCCCGATCTGGGAGGAAGGCGTGACGACGAACTCGTCAGCCTGCGAGGCGACCCACAGACCGGCGCTTGCGGCCATGTTGTCGGCGAAGGCGCGGGTCGGCTTGGGGAAGTTGGCCACCTTGGCAGCCAGTTCGGGAACGCCCGTCACCGTGCCGCCAGGGGAGTTGACGAAGAGGAGCACCTTCTCGACGGCGGGGTTCTCGGCGGCTTCATCCAGCCAGCCGGACACAACGTCCACGTCGGCCGCTCCCATCATTCGCTCCATGGGGCTGACGCCTTTGCCGATTGGCCCCGACAGATGCACGACTGCCACGTTGCCGACGACGTAGGGCTTGGGCGATTCGCCAAAGAGCTGCGCAATCATGTCGCCGAGGCCTGCGGCCTTGGACGCTTCGACATACTCCTTCGCCCGCACGGGGTTGATGAGGAGAGGCTCTAGGCCGCGGAGGCCCTGGGAAAGAAAACGCACGAGTGTTATGGGTTGGAAGGTTCGGGGGGCGGAGGGAGGTCGAGGTTGTCGGCCACGTCCGTCGGAAGTTGGCTGTTGGCCTGTCCCTGTTGCAGCCAGTTGAAGCCGGGCTTGTAGAGCATCCAGACGGGAAGGCCCTTCTCCTTGGCGAGGGCGATGACGTAGTTCATGTCGTCGGCTCGCTTCTGGAGTTCGGTCCTGAAGTCGAGGCCTCGCTGGGCGTATAGTTCGCTCATGCTCAGGAGCCCGAGCTCTACATCGGCGCGATCGTTTGCGGCGTCGCGGCCGCCGTCCACCGTCACGCTCTTCGGCGTGGTCCAGGAAGTGACGAACCACTTGGGGTCGTCAGGGATTGCGCCGGAGGCGATGCCGTCGGCGATGACGTAATCCCACGTCGGTTGGCAGAAGGTGTCATTGATGACGGTCTGATACTTGCCGAAGACTCGCGCTGCCTTCGCGGTGACGAGACGAATAGAAGCACCGCCCAAGGCCTGTGGATTCGCAACAAATTCGAAGGGCAGGGAGCCGAAGGCGATGTCCCTCTGGAGCTCGGTCACGAATCCGTTAAACGTCACCGAGGGTCTTTTTGACTCCTGATGTTCCAGACTTTCATTGGTTTCCAAAACGATGAGCTTGCCGCCGGCCTGCTCGACCATGCCGTTGTAGCATCGGTCGCCGCCGCCGAGTTCGGCCGCCATGTTGTCGTCGATGAAGCCGCCTCCTTTTTTGAGCACACGGGTCACCTCTGACTGGTCCTTGACTGCGCGTTTCTCGGCTTCAAGGATTTCGTCGAGGTCCTGCAAACTGTTGACCGAATGTTGCAGCAGGGGCGTGCCTCGGGCGGCGCTTGCGGAAGTAAGGTCCACGATGTGCATCATCGTGTTGGCCGGCATGAAACGGCTGGAGCCGTCGGAACGGTAGACCCAGTAGCCGACGATCTCGGCGAAGTCGCCGAACTGCACGCCGTCCCAGGTTCGCTCGGGAAGGTCACGGTCGGCAGGGTCGCCGACGCGGTGCGTCTCGATGATCTGAATCTTGGCCTCACCTCGGGAGTTGCGGACCTTGGCCGCGAAGCACTCGCCGTCTCGGATGAGCGCACGGACGAGCATCCCCTGGCATTGGGCAAAACTGAATCGGTTCGTTACGTCGATACGCTTGGAATGTTCGGCGAAGTATTCCTCGTAAGCCTTTGCGGCCTCGGGCGTGCTGGCGTGGGACTGCGGACGGATTCCGTCTCCCGATGTATACAAGACCATATCGTTTAAGATTTGGTTATACATCCCGTAGTTGCGTTCCGCGTAACGGCACTTGCGGACCATCACGTTGCGATCGCGGGAACGCAGGTCGCGGCGGGCGTCCACGTTCGCGCCCATGTAAAGAATCTGGCGGCCGTTGCTCTGCGTCACGCTCTCCCATCGGGGAGTCTGCGGATAGGCCGAGCCTGCCTCGGTATAGGCCTGCTGCTGAGGCATACCGGCTGCTCCCTTGAGCAGTTTCTTCGGAGCCTTCGCGCCGGTCTTCTGGGTGGTCTTCTTCTGGGACTTAGAGGCCATATTGAGAGTCGTTGTTACGGTTGTCGTAACGGGTGTTAATCACATTCCGACGGCGGCCATACTTGGCAGGGTCAAGCTGAGACAGGCCGAACAGGGCTTCCGCAAGCATCTCTTTCGGGGGAAGGGCAAATTGTTTCGTCGAAGAAGAGCCGGAGTCCGCGTAGGACATGAGCACCTTGCCCTCCATGATCATCGAGACTGCCTTGGCCTTGATGGCCAGCAGCTCGTCTTCCGAAAGTCCGATGAACAATCCTTGCATAAATCTGCGGGGCTAGGCAACGGGTGGGAGGGACGGCCCCGACCCTATGCCTCCGAAGGCGCACATCCTTCGACGCTTCAGAACCGTCCCTCTTGCCATCATGTTGACGACCCTTCTCCGGGTTGCAAGTCGTCCGCGGTTGCTTGTCGGCCGACGACACCCCAGCGCACGGCGACCAGGAGGCAGAGGATTTCGCAGTCGAGGGCGTGGTTGTCGCGCTTCCCCTGGGGGAGAATCCAAGTGGCCTTGCCCGTCCGACGATCGCGGACGCGGACTTCGCTGTTCAGCTGCTCGACGTATTCGGGCGAGGCATCGCGGGCGAATGTAGTGACCTTTCTCGACCTCAGGCCGTGGAGCAAATCCTTGGCCTGGACGTTCGAGAACGAAATGAGCCAAGCGCGCGCCGTCGTCCCTGGCACAAGGATGGCCTGCTTCTCCGAATAAAATCGGCGGACGGTGTTCCCGTCCCGGTCGCCCACGGCGAACGTCTCGGCCCCAGAACCCTTGGAGCACTTCCAGCCGCGCACGGCCGTCTGCTGATAGACGAGCTGGGACTGGTCTCCTGAATCGACCATTACCATGGCCTTATGGGTTCCCGTCTTCTTGACGAACTCGTCCAGGTCCTGCCACGTCTCCAGCTTCTCAAACGCCATCAGGCGGCTATGGCCTGACTTCGCGAACCTCCGGCAGACCGCATAAAAGTGGCCACGCTGGACGTCGATTCCGACGACGCGGAAAGGGATGCTCCCGTTCGGCGCTCCCTCGCGGTCGACCACCTTGCCCGCCGGCGTGATCACAGCCTCGGCCTCCCAGTCGTCCGCCATCGCGTAGTCCGAGGATTCCGTCGAGACCACCATCGCCCCGCCGTCGTCGCTCCAGGGGATGGCGAGATACTTGGTCTTGAAAATCTTCCTGCCCTCCTCGTCGCCGTAGGCCTCCGACGCTTCCTTGCTCTTGATCATGTCCACGGCCAGCGAGCCCCAGCTCGTCGAGGCCAGCGCGTTGACGTGCGTCCCGACCCAGCCGGTCTTCTGCGGTTGCGCCATCTGGACGAACTGCGCCCCGTTCTCGACGGCGTTGCAGGCGATGCGCGTCTCGTTCGTGTCGGGCAAGTGGCGCTTACAGCCGGAGCATTCGTAGGTCGTGTTCTTCTCGACCATAAGGTGATTCCATCCGGCAGGGCTTTTCGCCTGCTCGGGGAACCTGACGAAAGACCAGTCCCAGGGCTGGAGCTTGCGGCAGTCCTCATGCGGGCAGACGAAGTTCCACTCGTGTTGCGTGGTCATCTGCCAGATGTTGTCCAGGTCGTCGCCCACCATGCCGGCCTGTGAGAGATACAGTTTCTTGGCCGTCCATTCGTAGGCCTTGGTTCGCGCCATCGACTGCGCCACCGCCCCTTTCTTCCAAAGCCAGATTTCGTCGCCGATGACGTAGCGCGTCGAGATGCGCTGCAAGTCTTTCTCCGTCGTGGCCGAGTTGTTGTAGACGATCGTGCCGTCCGCAAAGTCGATGATGTCGCTCTTCGGGTTGTCCGCAGGCGAGATGTGCCGACGCACGTCCTCGACCATGTTGAACATCGGCCGCAGGTAACGGATCGTGAAGTCCGCCGCGTTCACCTGGTTGTCCATGTAGATGACCATATTCCCGCGGTCGTTGGCCATCAGGTAAGTCGCCGCGAGTCGGGCCTTCAACGTCTTGCCCGTCTGAATCGACCAGAGGTCGACCATCGTCCGCGTCGAAGGGTCGAGGAAAAGACGCAGGCTCTCCGCGATCCACGGCCAGCGGCTTGGGTTGTATCCGCCGGCGAACGCACCGGCAGGGACGCGGGTGATGTTCCTCGCCAGCCACTTCACCGGGTCAGCGTTGTCGGGCGGCGTCAGCGAGTCGCGGCCGATGGCCAGGAGTTCTTCCTTAGTCATAGAGGCCTGCCTCCCTGATGCGTCGGTAAAGTTCGTCCGACAACTCGGACCATTTGCGGCGCTTGTCCTTGTGCGGACGCGAAGGCTTAGGCATCGGCTTACGCTTTGGCTTAGGCTTGCGCTTTGGCTTAGGCTTGCGCTTCGTCATGGCCGCTCAGTTTTTCCCGCACCTTGCGGACGTAGGCCTGCAAGACGGCGATGGCCTTGGGCGGGTCGTTCGGGTTGCACGCCTCGCCGAGTTCGCTGGGCATCCGCTCCATCGCCTCGATCCATTCGCCCGTCAGCTGAAGCATCGCCTCCTTGGCCTCCGATGCCTTGATGTATTCGCGGGCCATCAGCGCACGACGCTCCGCCTCCGCCTCCAGGTCGATGAGCTTGGCGGTCGCCTGGTTATACTGCGTATGATACTTCGCCTGGTCTCGGTCGCCCGTTTCCATCGCTGCCTGCCAGACGTCACGGGCTCGGCTGACCAGGACGTTCTGTCTGGCGATGCGCTGCTGGATCGTCCCGTCGTCGAGCGAGGCCACGGCCGGCACGGGGGCTGACGCGGCACGCTCCGCCGCCCGGGCTTCCCGCCACGCAGTCGCCGCTTCGATGCTGTCCGTCGGCATACCTTCGCGGCGAAGAACGCCCACGCGCTGGACGCTCACGCCGAGCGCCGCGGCAAGCGCCTTGGTCGTCAGGGCTTCAGACTGGCCCATTTAAACGGGGGTTTTGTGTCAACGAGACACACGTTATTTTGAGGCTGTGGCAGGCCA